ATACTCTAGTATACTATCTAGAACCTGTTGTACCTATATTATATATATAATAGTATATCTTTTCCTTTTCTGAGCGTGTAAATAGGGGGTATTCTGCGTTTCTGGTGCGTTTTAGGTGCGTTCTTCTGCGAGTCCCATGCGTGAGACTGCGTTAGTGGTGCCTTTCGTTCCCTTTTTACCTGCTTCCGCGATCATGGGCAATACTTTAGATGCTAATGCTTGCACGTACCATGGGGATCCAGAAAGTTCAGAGGTTATTCCATGCATGAGAGAAAGTTGAGAGCCCTCCTCAGATCCCTTAAGTTCTTTAGCAGCGTTTCCCATTGCTCCAGCCCAAAACTTTTGAAAACTCTCTCTCGCTTGTGGCAGCATAAATTCCTCAAAATCAATTAACATCTGTTCTCGAATCTTTTTAGTGATAACATCTAACGACATTAGGAGAGTTTCGTCAGATTCAGAACTTTTCAACCAGGACTCTATTTTTTTTTGAGTTTTTAGCGGGATCCATACAGTGTAAATTGTAAAATATAAAAAGAATGAAAGAATCCAGATCAAGAAAAACTGTTGATCAGTCATTCATACTCCAAGAAGCTTTTTGACCGATTCTTCAATTAATGCCCTACTGTAACCTTTTTGAACCATACAACTTGTTATCCAGGTTATTCCAGTATATTTATTATACAAAATTCCCAAAGTATCTTTAGCGTTATTTTGGCAAGCATAATAATCTTTTAAAAACTGTTCTTGGTCATCAATACCTTTCCCTGTAAGTTCTTCTTTAAGATCATGTATTATTTCTCCAGCAGAAGGTATATCAAACTCTTTCAGGAATTCTATAACATCCTCTAAAATCTTCAAGGCCTCATCTGTTGAATGGTAAAGCGATGCCAGGACAACAGGTGGCGGTACATTCAGATCGATTGTGGGTATCGGTTCGCAAATAGCTATTAACTTAGAAACCGCGCTGGCTTTCTTATCGATCATAGAAAAACCTAACCAGGCACCAAAAACTATAATCGGTTGCATTACTGGAATTAACGCCTGGAGCCACCTGGTATAATCAACGTTTTTCATGAGCTCCTCGAAATCGGTTACTTTCTTCATACTCGGTACCCTGTCAACATACACGAAACAAACCCATTATTATTAGATTGAAGGGCTTGAACCTTAACGGTTGAATTTGGCGGGATGATAAATTCAAACATTTTAGGTTGGTTGCCCAGGTTGTCCGCATCTACTACGAATTTTTCAACGAATAATGCTGTGCCGTCTACATTGATTGTATATGACATAACTTCGGTCGCGGAGATCCCCGACCAATCGATACCTAAAGTTACCCTGGTTAAATAAAATGCGGAGGGGTTCGTATAAGATAACAGAGTGACTCCAGATGCACTGAGAGCCTGGCTTCCACTCCAACCGTAGATATTGCCACCTTTAGCCCTGGAGACTGATTTAGATGCTGCAAGGGTCATGCTTAAGCCACTATTTGGCCAGTAAACAAAGCACCCAGATTATAAGCTGCGGCCGCTTGTGGATTAGAGGCACTAATCAACACTGTAGTCAATGGGGGAAGTATTAGATCTATTTCTTCATATGGTGTCGGGTCGTTTCCTGTTTCAACAATAAAAGCGTATATTTCCACTCCATTAAACTTAACTTTCCACTGAAAATCATATACGACGTTCGCAGTTTCAAAACTCACGGGTTGGAAATTACCCCTAATAATATGCTTACCTGTCGTGAAATTTAACAGTTCATAGTGAGTATGCTGTACAGCCCCAACAGAAACGGCCCCACTGTACCCAAAAACATAGTTCTTGGCTATAGAGAGCCCTGGACCAGCACCGAGAAACGTGGCCGAATGTTCTTCTTTAGCCATTCAAGCCAAAATCACTCGAAATATAGAGTAACGGTTCCAGACGAGGCCGCCATACTACCGCCACCACTAATCTGAATTGCAATCTGTAGATCTATATTATTTGCATTGCCAATGGGAAACGAGACTGGAACGGATTGATAGCCTTGTGCGCACGCTGCGTCAGCAGTGTCACCAGCTACACCCCAGATGGTAAAGTTCTGTTCTGAAAAGTCAGATCCTAATAGTCTGCATACAACTTGTGCGCCTTTTGCGTTAAATACATCGAAGGCACAATCGACCTTAACGATCCTATTGGATCCGCCAGGCACCATTATATTTCCCAGATTACTGGAATTCATGTTGTCCGTCAAGGAAAAGTATTCCTTATCGGTGGGCGTGCTGTCAAAAGTTCTTGATATTGTTGTTACCATTTTTTACCTCTTAAAGTCTAAAATATAATTTACTCGATCCGAGCTTTAATTGTGGAAACGACCTGCGTGCAAATGCTCCAGCAGCCGCAACCAGTCCAGCCGTAACCAGTGTTTTTCTTCCGAGGTCGGTTCCGATCATACTCATGGCATTACTTGCCAGGGTATTGAATGCCTGACCTAATTGACCGTCAGTTATGTCTTTGATAACCCCTTCGGTTTGAAATTTACCGTTAAGGGTCTTGCCTGCGTTTAGATACGCAGCTATCGCCATGCCAGATGCTAGGCCCGTCACGCTTGGATGTGGAATTCCTTTCATATATTTACTCCTTTTTGGATTATTGTTCTTCTTGTATGCCCGTCGGGCTGTTTTCCTAGGTTGTCCTTTCCTGGTGGAACGAGTACGAGCTTTCGACGCTTTGTAGGACTTTTCGGAAATTAATTTACCGTCGCGAAAATACATACGACGGCCGTTTGCTCCTTTTCTGGTGTACAGTCCAACGGGCACGTCTTACCGACATATGGTTACCTACTTATATTTGTTGGTTGAACCCTTCGCAGTTAGGACAGGGATATTGATTACCTGGCACATAATAGATCGCCCATTCATGTTTACAGCTTTTACACCTTAGTATAGCTTCCTTTTGATACTTATTATTCATAGAACTCACATACTTTATTAGCGCAGTTACGACACAAACAAGTTAAGGTTTCCTGTTTATTATTAAAATAACCTTCTTTTGTTTCGTCACCACAGATATTGCAAAAAATTATCATCCTATTGACTCCTTTAAACGCTCGTTGAATTTTTTATCCCAAACCCATTGACCCTGGTATCCACATTCAGAACAGTTTTCCATGCCTGGTGGATTCAAGGCTTGACAATCACGCTGGTCACACTTCCAATAATCACGGTGAACGTCAAACACTGTTAAAGGATTGTAAGCAGTTAGCGCCATATTCACTACATGCGACCTGGTGCCAGGGTTCTTTTCAAGATATCTATCTATTAGTTCCGACAGTTTCTTGTCCATACTGATTGATACAGGTATAACATGGCGTCTTTTACGACCCATTATTAAAGTCCTAATTTCTTAGCTAATTCATTTAATTTCTTTAATGCTTTTAGTTCTCTTTTTCGATTATTCATAGTTCCACCTATACATAATCACTGTAAACCTACTATATAATATTATATCTGTATTTAGAATGTCCCTGAAACACCATACTCTAGTATACTATCTAGAACCTGTTGTACCTATATTATATATATAATAGTATATCTTTTCCTTTTCTGAGCGTGTAAATAGGGGGTATTCTGCGTTTCTGGTGCGTTTTAGGTGCGTTCTTCTGCGAGTCCCATGCGTGA